GTAAGTTTAAGGATATTGCTTTGACAAGGCTGGCAAGGTGGTATGATGAAGTAGATAAATCAGGGTTCCTCACCTTTGGAAGGGTCGCACGTTCTATACAAACTAAGGGGGGAAAAACGAAACGTGTCAATATGTGGTGGACCTGAAAATGACTGATTGCTTTGGTTGTCAAAGCGTTATGGTGGAGTAGGGGAGAGTGGTCTGGAAAAACGAAGCGTTTACATCGCTTTACATTGGGCTTACATTTGAGCTCCGTTTGAACGCCGTTCAAATGAAATGCTTTACACTGAAGGTGGGATAGGGGAGGTTTCGGGAGTGTTGTAGTCGATTGCTCTCCATGCTCCTTTTCTGGTCAGCTCTCATGTATAAAGATAGCGAAACAGGTCGGTTTATGCAAGTGGAGTAGGGGAGTACAAGATGTACTTTCCTTTTTATTTTATCTAAATTATTCCATATACTATATATTTGGTATATTTGCAGTGAAATAAATGCAATATACTATGACTAAAGTTATCCATGTACACTTGATTTATGAGAAAAGAAACCTCTATTTCGGCAGTATTTCTGCCATATTTGATACTTTGACTGAGAGCCAGGTCGGTATCACTAAGAGCAGCCTGTTACATGCCGGTTTGACTGATGGAGCCGTAAAATACACGAAACGTGCGATGATTATCCAGTCACACCTGATAAAGACTACCAGAAAGGGCTGAAACAGCCTTAGAATGTCTATAAAGCCGCTTTTTGCGGCTTTTTTTATGCCTTAGTGGTGGACTCTTTCCAGGTAGTACATATGAAAGAAGCTGTTACTTATTTGAACGGTTTGAACAGTTGGAAAAACATAAAGGACGGACATTTGGATGGACACTTGGATGGACATTTTGGGCGTTGGAAAAACGAAACGTTTCGATTGGACGGACATTTGGACGGACATTTTTTTCTTGTTTTGAGAGCATTTTTCTATGAATATTTCTTTTTAGTACCTTGTTTTCCTTTGTTTATAAACTATTGCAGGGGGTAAACAATATTTCGTATATAATTATTTACTCCCCTATATTTTAGCTTATTTCTCTAAAAAACAATATTTTACTATTTTTTGCCCCCTTTACCCCATATAACGCATTTTACCCGGCGTCTGCAAGTGTTGAACTCTCTGCACCTGAAACACGCTCCAAATTGTCCTGTTTAAGTTGCACGATTGTTTGCTTAAGTACACCTATTTCCTCTGCCATCTCTCGGATAGTGGCATCTTTATCTGCTATAATTGCTAATAATTTGTCTTCTATTCCCGTACTTTCTTTTTGTGGCAGGGTAGTTTTATTATTAAAAGTGGCAGTTTGTATGTTAATCATCTCTCCCCTACCAGTCAAAAGCCATTCTGATGATATGTTTTCGCATTTTGCAAAAAGAAGATCGTAGTCAAGTGTATCCCGCGACAGCCACGAGCTTATAGTTGAGGGAGCAACCCCTATTAACTTTGCAAAAACAGAGGGTTTTCCGTCACTGTAATGCTTTATAATAGCCTCTAATCTTTCTTTTTTATTCATTGTTTTTATGTTTTGCGAAATTATTTCGCAGATTGTTTTGCAATTTGCGAAAGATGATTTATATTTGCCACGTGTTCAAAGTGTGAACACCGCCCCAAAGCTACAAAAAAGGCTTGAGGTGACAATGAGAAATATAAAAAGAAGAAAATGAAAGCATTGAAAGTGACTGTTGACTGGGCAGAAATGGACCTATTTGCTGCCACCCTTAAAGAGTTGAATGATGACGAAAATATTTTCGCCTACCAGATTGATGCGTTGACCGGTATCGTGGTCTGCGAGAACGAGTGCGGGTTGGCTTATTGCCGTTCCTGTTTTGATTACCGGGTTGCCCCAACTATAGAAGAGGTTAAATAGAAAGTTATGAGACGGTACTATTTTGAATTGACAGACCGGAATTATAATGACCTGGGAGCCTTTATTCCGGATGGCTACAATAAGGAAGTGGCTGTTAGGCAGGCGAAGAAGTGGATGGCAGAAAACAGTATCGTTTTAGCCACTTTGGTTGTGAGTAGTCTGAGAACGAGTAATGTGTTGGATGTGATTGATATTGATATACTTTAAAACGAAGATGCAATGGAAGCAAAATTTAAAAAGGGACAAAGTGTAAGAATCACCAAGAGAAACGGTGAAGTTATTGATGGCGTAATCCGCGACTGGGACTATAACATTTGTACTTTCGGTCGTGAATATAATGTCGATTATACGAAAGATGGCCAGGTCTGGACAGTGATATGTGTTCCGGAGGATGCCATACAAGAACTTCGATAGATTTTCCGGGCGGTTAGTTCAGTTGGTAGAACACACTAAACTCCTGCAAGGGAGAGGTCATGGTCCGCGGTTCGAGTCCGCGACCGCCCGCTATAATAATTTAATATCAGTGAATTATGAAAGAGCGAATAGTCGTAGAGTACAGTGAGGTGGGTAAAATAGCCAGTTTGTTGGGTTGTTCCCGGGAAATGGTTTCCCACTCCCTTGCGTTCCGCAAGAATAGTAAGTTGGCCCGTTCTATCCGTAAGCTCGCTATTGAGCGCGGTGGAACTAAGGTAGGTGGTAACCCTCAAAAGAAGGACAGCGATGAAAAGTGAGTTGATGGCATTGTTCGGTGACCAGTTACGCTGGTTTATGCAGCTGAGTTGTAAGCAGCGCCTTTGCGTGCTTTACTTCTGTCTGAGTTTCGGGATCCTGCTTTCCCTGGTCTTTGAGCACCCGTTGATGGAGCTTGCCCTCGTACTAAACTTCGGGGCCTCAGTACGACTGGTAAAGAAGCATATCCCTTTGAATGATTTGGAGGAGTGATAATCGAACAGGGAGATGGAATATTACAAGAAAACATTGCACGTAACTTATCAGGAACTGACTTGTGGAGTTGATCCGGTGATCACCAGGGGCGCTCTTGACAAACAGTTACAACGTGGTACTATTGAACGCTCCCATCGTGGAGGTGGAGAAGGTTCCCATGCACAAATCATTTATTCCTCCCTTCCCGATAAATACCAGAAACGTTTTGTTGCCAAGTACGGTGACCCTGAACAGAAAATGATACGTGAAATGATTTTGAGCAAAGTGAAAAAAGACGAGAATGCGGAGCGGTTCTTCGAGGAGTACCGCTATGACAAGAACGGCGAGGAAGTTCCCCTTCCCGAACGGATCCAGGCAGAGTATGTATGGAACGCTTCGGTGCTTAACGCGCTGATCAGCGAACTGGAGACGCTTCGCCCAAAACGCAACATGCTGGGCAGCAGCCGTAATATATGGGAAACATTGCTTCTTAGGGTTGAGGAATGGCGTGAGGAGTACGCGCATACCCTTCCGGGCAGCGAGGGCCGCCTGAAGAGCCTTATGAAGCAATACAAGCCGCAAAACTATGCTATACTGGTCAGCGGTAAATATGGTAACAGGAACACGCTGAAGATCGAGGAGGAAGCCGGACGTTATCTTGTCGCGTTGAAACGGAGTCGCGTTCCTGTCTATACCGACATGCAGATATTCGAGCAATACAACAGCGTTGCTCCGGAACGTGGCTGGAAGCCTTTGAAAAGTGCCCGCAGCCTGCGTGAGTGGCTTAACAGTCCCCGTATCGAGCCTTTATGGTATGATGCGGTCTATGGGGAGATGAAGGCGCACCAGCGTTACGGTCGCAAGCACAAAACTGAGCTTCCCTGCCGCCGCGACAGCCTGTGGTACGGTGATGGTACGAAGCTGAACCTCTACTATAGGGATGAACACGGCAATGTCCGCACTATCGGTGTGTACGAGGTCATGGATGCCTACAGCGAGGTACTGTTGGGCTTCCATATCAGCGAGAACGAGAACTATGAGGCGCAGTACCACGCTTACCGTATGGCGCTCCAGACGAGCGGGCACAAGCCTTACGAGCTGGTCCACGACAACCAGGGTGGTCACAAGAAACTGGATCGCTTGTCGGACGGTCTGCTGGCAAAGATCAGCCATATCCACCGTCCGACCGCTCCCTACAGCGGTCAGTCGAAAACTATCGAGTCGGCTTTCGGCCGTTTCCAGAGCCAGGTCCTGCATAAGGACTGGCGGTTTACCGGGCAGAATATCACCACCAAAAAGGCATCCAGCCGCCCGAACCTTGAGTTCATTGAGGCTAACAAGGACAAACTTTATACCCTTGCCGAGCTGAAGGAGAAATATGTCGAGGCACGCCGGGAGTGGAACGAGATGAGGCATCCGGCCACCGGCATTTCTCGGATCGAAATGTACAACACCAGCGTGAACGAGGAGACGGAAGCGGTGACGACACGTGACATGGTGGATATCTTCTGGGTGATGACTTCCCGCCCGATCACGTTCACTTCTTCCGGTATCGAGGTCACGATCGGCGGAAAGCCCCGTACCTATGAGGTCTATTCCTCCCCGGGCGTTCCGGATCATGAATGGCGCCGCCGGAATACCTACAAGCAGTTCTATGTCAAGTATGACCCGTATGATTTCGGCAGCGTCCGGCTGTACTGGAAGGACAAGGGCGGCGAGTTCCGCTTTGAGCGTGTTGCCGAGCCCTACATGGTCATCCACCGTGCCATCCAGGATCAGGGGGAAGGCGAGGCCGCCTTCATCCGCCGGGAACAGGAGGCCAACGTGCAGGACCGCGTGGAACGTCAGGTGGTCGCCAAGGAAATAGAGTACGAGCATGGAGTGGCACCCGAACAGCATGGTCTGAATACTCCGAAACTGAAAGGTGTTACGGCTGAGGTACAACGGCAGATAGACCGTCGTACAAAGAAATACAGCCAGCCTCCGGAAGAAATCGCCCTGGGGCGTTCCACCAAAGTGATCAGCAATATAAGCTGGGACCAGCTCGGACGCCGCGAGGTGGACAAACGGAAAATAGTCGGAAAATTTTAAAGAAAATTGATTATAAAAATAGAATTGATTATGGAAATTACAATGAAAGAGAAGAATGCCATTAGCGAGCGCCTTCGCGCTTACGTGGCCAAATACCCGAGCCAGACGAAGGCTGCGGGCAGCCTGAAGGGTGTCAGTGTGGGCACTGTCAGTAATATCCTGAACGGCCGTTTCGAGAACATCAGCGATGAGATGTTCCGTAACGTGGCCTCCCAGGTGGGAGGTGTGGGTGTATCCGGCTGGCAGGTCGTTGAGACTGGCGCGTATCAGGAGATTACCGAGGTGCTTTCCGACGCGCAACGCTGGCGCAACGTCCGCTGGGTGACCGGCGAGGCCGGCTGTGGTAAGAGTACTACCGCCCGGATGTACCTTCAGGACCACAAGGAGGTTTTTTATATCCTTTGCTCCGAAGACATGAAAAAAGGTGACTTTGTCCGTGAGATTGCCCGCACAGTCGGGATCCGTACCGAAGGCTGCAATATCCGCGAGGTCTGGGGGCTTATCCTGGATGACATCATTCAGATGGACGCGCCCCTGCTCGTGTTTGATGAAGCCGACAAGCTGACCGAACCGGTGTTTCACTATTTTATTAGCCTGTACAACAAACTGGAGGAGAAATGCGGTGTCGTTTTCCTGAGTACCGATTATATAGTCAAGCGTATCAGTAACGGGTTGAAGTACCAGAAACCCGGTTATAAGGAATTTTTCAGCCGTATCGGACGCAAGTTTTTCACGTTGGAACCGACGGACCAGAACGATGTCTATACCATTTGTACGGCAAACGGGCTGACTTCCCGGCAGGATATTGATATCGTGATGAAGGAGGCTGCCGCTTGCGATTATGACCTTCGCCGCGTGAAGGATTCCATCCACAAGGTGAAGCGCATGAGTGATTTGTAATCCGTTCAAATATCGTTCAAACGTAATTTTAAGGATATGGAAAATAAATTTGAATACCTGAGGATAGACGGTCGTGGTCAGCTTCCTGTTCCCTGGAGTGACTATCCTGTTCTGACAGAGTACGAGACTGTGTCCGTTTACCGGAACGGTTGCGATTACTTGGATGTTCTTGTGGGGCAGCAGGACGGCTGGTGGACTTCCGGCGTGCACATGCAAGTGAACAATTCCGGCGGCGGCTTCAATCCGGGACGCAAATGGGGGCAGTTTTCAACCCGTAATAATGCCCTTCTGTGGGCACTCGGCTGGATGCTCTGCCAGAGGAAGATGCAGGGTGCCGCCCGCCAGGCCGTTCTTGACAAAATTGACGATATCCGGCAACTTAAACTTTTCTGACCATGGAAGAGGGAAAAAAGGATAATAAGAGGGCCGGTATAAAACGCGCATTGAGTGTAAAAGACATCCTCAGCAAAAAGTATGAAGTGTTCCCCTTCGAGGGGAAGTGGAAGGAAGCCTTCGATACCCCGGAACGTACCGGAGTGTGGTTTATCTGGGGTAACAGTGGTAACGGAAAGACTTCTTTTGTGATGCAGTTGTGCAAGGAGTTGTGCAAGTACGACCGTATCGCGATCGATTCCCTGGAAGAGGGTACGCGCCTGACGGTCCAGAACAACCTGAGGCGCTTTGGTATGGCGGGAGTGAGCCGTCAGCTGGCTTTCATCAAGGAGGATATCCCGACGCTCAGGGAGCGCCTGCGTCGTCACAAGAGTTATAATATCATTGTAATTGATAGTTTCCAGTACACACGGATGACCTACGGTGACTATATCCAACTGAAAGAGGAGTTTCCGGACAAACTGTTCATCATCATCAGCCACGCGCGTGGCAAGAACCCCAAAGGTGACGCCGCCACGAGTGTGATGTATGATGCTGACCTGAAGATATGGGTGGAGGGCTATGTGGCGTACAGTAAAGGGCGGTACCGCGGTTCCACCAGCAAATATGTGATTTGGGAGCTGGGGGCTCTGGAGAATGGCAGTAAATAAGATAATTAAAAAGACGACGCGATGAGTAAGATCGAGAAACAATTGGATATCTGCCCACCCGCTTATATGGGTAAGGGTATGAACCGTGAGAACTTTGTCAGTACCGGTCACAAGTGTGGTTACTGTAATGGCAACGGCTGGTTCTGGGGGACGGAGGAGGGCAGCCGCGAGAATGTGCGGAAACCCTGTCCGGTCTGTGAAGGCAGCGGTGAACTGGATGCGATTATAACAGTGGATTGGAAACCAACAAATAAATAATCATCATGGGAAAGAAGAAAACAATAGAAAATTGTGTGGGTACAGTTACTGTTTCCACCAGAATCCAGAACGGTGCCGTAACGACCACTTACCAGTTCAAAGCGGGTTTTGCCGCTCATGGTTGGACTGATAAAAGGGCTAAGGACATTGTCCGGCAAATGAAGTCCGGTGTGGAAAATATGATTTTCGCGGATAAAGAACATTTTGGTATCACTGATACGTCCAGAGTGACATTTTACGGTGGTATCAAAGTTCTTGAGTGCGATTATATTCTTGAAAAATAGCATATTATCAACCATTAAAATTTAACTAAAATGATTACAGAAAAACAGAAAGAGGCAGTAAAGGAACTTTGCCAATACGTGGATAACTTTTGTAAGGAAAACGATCTTAGCGCTTTTATGAGCGTTGCGGCAAGTAAGGATCATCCGACCGGGCTTGAGCAGATTGCCGGTTCAATCGTGACCGGTAAAGGTGATCATGTTATAGGTTCCATATCCGGAATTGTTAAGACTGACAAACGTGTCTGCATGTTGCTGTCCATGGCGCTGATGCAGGCCCAAGTGAGAAAGGCGGATATCAATATTATCCCGTATTGGGGAAATTAGAATATGAACTGATGAATGTAGTATAAATAGCCATGAGTGAGAATAACAACAAGCAGAAACGTAAACGCGTCTGTCCACATTGCGGCCGAAAGTTGTGGATGCGTGAGTTCTATCCGTTGAAGAATGGGGGGCGGAGTTCCTGGTGTCATGAATGTGTGCTGGCGTACAAGCGTGAACAGTACTGCAAGCACCGGAAGGTTGCTGACGGTACTTTCATGCATCGGACACTGGGACGGCTCGTCGAGCATAAGGGATATTCCACCCGTATCTTTTGGAACGGCAATATGCTTTCCATCATGCGTCGCCACTATCACAATACCCTCAACCGGGAGCTGGCTGAAATGCTCGGTGTTTCCGAACGTAGCGTCACCCGGAAGGCCCGAGAGATGGGGCTGGAAAAGGACAAAGGTTTTGTAGCCTCCCTTAGCCGGGAACATTTGTTGCTGGCAAACGCGAGAAGCAAGGAACTGGGATATCCGGGCGGCTTCACCAAGGGGATGAAGTTCCGGGGAAACCAGTACACCGGAAGGATAGGAGTTGAATAATTCAAAGTAAGATAAATATGAATATAGAAGAAGCAATAAAAGCCATGAAAGGCGGAACCAAATTAACCCATAAATATCTTCCAGCAATGGGTACTCAATATCTATATATCATAGATGGAGAGTATGTAGACTCTAAAGGCTATATCTTAAACAAGATAGATGTTGAATCCCGTCTTAAAGCAGACATTTTTAAGTTTGGATGGCAGAAAGTTGAATCAAAATAAAATCTGTTATGAGTAAAAAAATGCTAATTGTGACCACTGCTGCGGGTGTCCGTAAAGTGGTGGAGAAATGGCTTGGAGAAAATATGACTTGCGAGCTGGTCGTGTCGCGTAACGCACGTCACGAGTGTTGTGTGGAAGTCATCTATGATAGCGGAAACCCTTCGGTTTTGCGTACTCTTCTACGCTCTGCCGTGGGTGAAATCATAGAGTTGTGCTGATGTGGTATGAATAGTTTGAGTTAATGAAAATCTGAAAAGAATGGGCATACTTGAATTTTTCGACCAGTATAAGTGTACAAATAATGAAAAAGAGCATCTTCTTGATTATTTGTGTACTATCAGAGTAAAGAGAGTGATTAAGGGAATCAATGACCTTAAGATAAACAATAAAAGAACAGCATCATCATGCAGATAGATATCAACAGCCGCAAGCAGTTAAATAAACCCGAGAATTATGCGGTGTTTTATAGTCTTTTGAAGCGCCTTCCGACATCTGACCGCGATGCTTTGAAGGAAAGCGTAGTTTCCCAGTACACGGACGGACGTACCACGAGTCTGCGCGATATGACACTGAAGGAATACAGTGCGGCCATAGCCGGGATGCGTAAGCTGGTGCCGCCCACTCACCAGGAAGAACTCCGGAAGATTCTCCGCCAGAAGCGTTCCGCGGTACTGCATCAGATGCAATTGCTGGGCATTGATACGGCCGACTGGGACAAGGTGAACGCTTTCTGCCTGGACAGCCGTATCGCCGGCATGGAGTTCCGAGAACTTGACTGTGAGGCGTTGGACACGTTACAGGTGAAGCTACGTGCCATCCGCCGCAAACGTGAGAATAAACAACAGTAACAACCATTTAATTTTTTAGTTATGGACTTGAAAGAACAGTTAAAGAGCTTGTCCGCACAGGACAGAAAAGAATTGCTGAAACAGCTCCAGCAGGAAGAGAAGGAAAACAGGCGTAACCGGCGCGATGCCTATGAGGGTCTCCGTGCGCAGTTCATGCTTGAAGTGAAGAACAGACTGTTTCCGGTTGTGGATGACGTGAAGGCCTTCCGTGACTGGGTAGAGAAGGAAGCCGCCTCTTTCCGCGACCTGATGCGTGACTATGGGCAGCTCCGCAAGGATGACCAGGCGAGTTTCACCATCGTGGACGGTGACATGAAGCTGGAAGTGAGGAGTAACAAGGTGAAGAGCTTCGACGAGCGTGCCAACCTCGCCGCCGAGCGTCTGGTGGATTACCTGAAGCGTTACGCTATGAGCCGGGAGCTCGGTACCGACGATCCGATGTACCAGCTCGGTATGACCATGATCGAGCGTAACCGTCAGGGTGATCTGGACTACAAGTCGGTGAGCAAGCTGTATGAGCTGGAGGACCGTTTCGACAGTGAATACACGGAGATCATGGACCTCTTCCGTGAGAGCAATGTGGTGTACAAGACCGCGGTGAACTACTATTTTCATAAACGTGACGAGAACGGTGTCTGGCGCCGTATCGAACCTTCATTCTGCCGGTTGTAGTTATGGAAAAGACGAAGAACATCGCGCCGCACGTCATGGCCTGCAAGCGTTGTGAAGGCAAGGGGCGTATCTTTTACCTGGACCAGGGAGGAGCTCCTTTATCCGCAAAATGCCCGGTCTGTAATGGCAGCGGACGGGTGAAGGTACAGAGCAAGGTGATCACTCGCATCGAGCCGTTTGTCCCGGGTGAGGATGACACCGAACTGATGACCATGTGATTTTGTTCACACTCTAAACAGAAAAACGCCGCATTCATACACGATGCGGCGTTTTTTTATTAACATCCCCGGTTA